AAATACATATGAGTATTAAAATATATGAATATATAACAATATTTATACAAAATTAACTTATAAAATAATAAAACCGCTGGTATTTTTACCAACGGTTTATCTTTTTTGTTTGCAATTATAATATACCATAAATCTAAAACCATTATCAACCATTATTAACCACGATCGACCACGATTAACCATTATTGACCACACACTTTTTACTTAATGCTCTTTCTACAACTTCCAAAGCCCTAGGATGCATAGTTTGAACTATATAATTATATGAGTAGTTAAGCATACTATATATTTCATCAAAAGACTTAAAGTTCAAATATCTTAATATGAGCAAACGTCTAAGAATTTCATCTTCTGGCTTGAAACTCAAGCTCAATATAAAATTACTTATCTCAAACTGTTTACTTTGATACTCTTGTTTCATTGCTTCAATTTTTTCTTCTTGTTCTATTAGTTTTGCTACATATCCACTAACATCATTATTTATACCACTATGACCGATATTTTCTTTATAAGAAGTTGTCATCTTGCTCGGTGAGGCTTGTAATTGTTCTAAAATATAATTACATTGAATAATTTTTTCATTGGCTGTATAAGCTTGTTGTAGATATTCTTTAGCCTTATTAACTTTTATTCTACTTATTTTTCTCATCAATCAATACCTCCATATATATAAACACTAAAAGGATAGCTTTATTTTAGCTATCCTAATTAGTGGATTTATCCTATTAAAAATATTGTAGTTGCTATTAAGCACAATATAATACTTGTAATTTTGATTATAGGAGTATTTCTTTTATAAAATTCTTGTTCTGTTTTTAATGGTATTCTTACCAACTTAGGTCCATTATTATTCATATTTTCCTACCTTCATTACTTTTTTATTATCTGTTTCCATATCCCAGAAATCAATTCTTAGAATTTTTATATGCAAACGTTTCATCAGTTCTACATTAGCTCGTCTAAAAGCCCTACGACAAAAAGCATAGAAAAAGTTTTCTCGGCTTCTTTTTTCAATAGCTTTTTTATATGTTGTATCTGCATATTGTCCATCATTTGTAAGAGGATTTATCCCTTCCTTTCTCATTCACTCACCAGCCTTTATATTTTTTACTACCTTTTTAGAAAATTCTTTTGCAAATCTATGTTTTAATGTACAGTTATTTTTACTACATGGTTTTTTATTTATCCAACACATATATCCCATGTCTGCCTCATAGTATCGTTGTTCACAAATATTACTCATTATCTTCCAAGTAACCTCTTTTTCTGTTTTTATCATTTACAAATTTAAATAAGTGTTTTATTTGTTCATCTGTAAAATTATGTTTTAGTAACGTAAGACAAGCTACAATTACATCACAAGTTTCTTCACCTATATGTTTTTTATCATTTTCGTCTAAAACTGCACTTATTAATTCTTCATACTCTTCTTCAATTTTTAAACATTGGCTTGATATCTCTGTTTTAAATTTAGTAGGTTTTAAATTGCAAATCATATTTATCTTTCTCCAACATATAATTTAGTCATCTTTGATAATAGCTTTAATAGCCAAATCTAATCCATTTTTAAGTGCTGGATTACTATTTATTTGTTCCATTGTGTATCCCAAGTCATTCAAAGTATCTTCTGTATCATAAGTGTATGCAAATTCATGACTCCAAAGCTCATAAATAAACATAGATTTTATAAATCCACTTCCGTCCTTATCTTGTTCTATAGCTTCTTGCTTTTCTTTCCTATGTCTTTGTGTAAGATTTTTTAATTCTTCCTTATCTTTCTTTTTTATAAATCCGCCATAACCAATAGAACAAATATCTTCTCTATTCAATCCATATTCTTTTAATTTCTTTTCAAATTCTTCTTTACTAGAAGTAAATATATAGAAAATTTTGTCTTTAGCAAACGTATCATATTCCTCTTGATGTTTATTTTTCATTTCTTCATAAGACATCATCTTTTATACCTCGTTCCTTTATTTTTTTATTTAATTGTTTTTTAAATTCTAATACTATCCAATCAAATTCAAGCATTTCTTCTTCAGCAAATCTTTCTAAATTTCTAAGTACATAATCTGCTTCTATACTTACTTTTTCTTCACATTCTTTTAAAAATATTTCTTCATCCATATCCATGACACTAAAATAAATTATTTTCTTCCTGAAGTTGTTTTATTATATATGGGTCTGTTTCAGTTGTAATATCTGTAATTAATGGAGTTACTGTTATCTCTACTCTAGGATTATATTTATCTAATCCTACTATTTTTGTACCGTCCCAGCTTTTTATTATTCTGTCATCAGAAAGAAGCCATGTACAAGTAGTTTTCTTTTTACCATTTATAGTTTTCTGTTCATCAGATAAAATATCTGCTGTAGCTTGCATTAATCCCACAAGGTCAGGATAATGTGCTTTGTCCTGTAGATAATATTTACATGTTAGTTGTACTGGCATTGTATAATGTGGCAATCTATCAGGAGCATAAGATTTTATTAATTGTTTTTTGCAACTAATCTCATACTTTTTATAAGCCTTACTAGGTATAAGAGAAGGCATCTCTTTTTTCTTTCCTTTAATTTTTATCATTGTTGCACTATTTTTCTTAGTTGCTGGTTGACCTAATAAAATAAAAGAAAATGGTGTATTATTCATATCTTTAAAATCCCTTCTATATTGTCGATATCATAAAATAATCAAATCCGCCTGTAATTTTTCCACCATGTGATTTAACTATTCTCTGTTCATCTTTATTCTTAATTTTTATCAATCCATTATCTTGTCTGTATTTAGCTATCTTCAATAGTTCATCTATTTTATTTGTATCATAGTAATAAGCTATAAGTGCATAATTATCTATTCCCGTTCTTTTTTTTAATAAATCAATATCACTTCTTCGCTTTTGCAACATAGCATTTTTTTCATCATCTATTTTTTTCTGCTCTTTTTTTGCTATTTTATTTTCATTTTTAATGCTATTGAAATGCCATAACTCTTTATGTGTTTGATAATATCCCTTAAACCTGCATTTTTGTGAACAATATCTTGCTTTACCTGTTTTACTCTCAAACTCTTTACCACAGATACATATCTTTTTCATAGTTATACCGCCTTTTGACCTAATACTATTTGCTTATGTTCACCTATGAATGTTAATAAACTCTTATTTTTAGGAGTATTATCTATAATCTGCAATGTTACTTTATTTTCATATTGGTCATTAGTACGTTTTACAATGCGGTTATATACTTTCATAAATCTATCAGCAACGTTATAATCTCCGCCACAGATATTCCTAGAACCAATTATTTTTATAGCTTCTTCAATTGCTGGATGCGACCATTTTTGATTAGGTTTGTAAAAATCTATTTTACTTCGTACTTCTTGCCATGCTTCATAATCACTAGGAGCATTAATTTTATTTTCTCCGTTCACTATTTCCTTTACTGTGTTTATTATTTCGCCTGGCAATGGTACAGTTGGTATCTTCTTATCTCGAAGTATTTTTAATACTGCTTGTTGTCCTAATTCAAAAGAAATATCAGGCATTATAATTGCCCATGCTTTCGCTGTGGCACTTAAATCTTTATCTTGTATATTTGGCATTGTTGCTACAACATAACTTAAAAGAGTAGCTGCTTCTTTTACATTCATCTTTCTTCACCCTTCCATAAGAGCCATTAAACTATCTACAGCTTTATTAACTTTAGGCTTATTTTCTTGTTTTAATTTTAACGGCGATTTCTTGCCATATTTTGCCCAACTTCGTAAAATCCCTCTAGCATATTTCATGAAAGCCACATCTTTGAGATGACTCATGTTTATCTGGGTTTCTTGCATTGCCCTTAATGTATCATCTTTCCCATGTACTTCTACACAATCCGATAAGACCATAAGAGCATTAGGACTTAAATCAACTGCTACGTTATTTTTATAAAAGTCGATAGCCTCATGTGCGTGCGTATATAAAAAATATATATTATTCTCTATATCTCTATTACTCTTATTAGGGTTTTGTTTTAGGTTTGGTATTGGGTTTGTATTTAGGTTTTGAGTTAGGTTTGATTTTAGGTTTGTATTTTCTGTTATGAGGTCGTAAGAGTTCGCATTATTATTGAGTTCTTGGGTTTCATTTAGGTTTTGTTTTAGGTTTGTATTTGGGTTTGGTTTTGGGTTTTGAATTAGGTTTTGATTTAGGTTTGGTGTTACATTTTCAACATAATTTTTTATTAGAGCATATGTTGAGCTTTTACCTCGTGTCTTACTGGGAATATATTCTATCAATCCTGCTTCAATAAGTTTTTTTCGTTTATCATTTAACTTACTATAATTTTTCAAATTAGCTTCTATCATCAATGTATTATTATCTATATTAAATTGAGTAGGTCGCCTAAGATAATTCCATTTGTCCCATAATACCCAATATAAAATCTGGGTATCGTTATCTAATTTACTAGCATAATTAGAACGAAAAGAAATTATCAAAGATAAAGGTTTTAATTCCATATTTTTTACCTCGTGGATAGGTGCTTGTCTTTATGGCAAGCACCTTTTCCTATTTATTGTGCCACTGTTGGCATTTGTACAACATTATTTGGTACATCTATTACATTTTCTACAATTTCTTTAGAATTAATTTCTGTATTTGAAGCATTATCTTCTGTAAATAATGTCTGCTGGATATTATTTCTATTACCTTCTAAATATTTAATTGCTTCGTCTGCTATAATATTAAGCTTATCTACTACGTCATAAGTAAAAAATCCTTTTTGTCCATCTTCAAAACTATCAGTAGGATATTTTCTTATATGTGTATTAATAGGTATCCATACATCATCATCTGTTAAATGAAAAAGACAACTAATTATTGCTGATGTAGCTTCATTAGAACCTTTAAAATTAACTTTATATATTTTTATTCTTTTAGAAAAAATTGCTCCTATTTTAAAAATATCTAATACTGGTTTAATTAAATCATTTAGTGCATTATAAAAACTTGGCAATGGCTGTTCTACATAATTATTTTTATGTTCTTCTATAACACAATTATTTTTATCAAGTACTTTGTAAAAGATATCAAGTGTTCCATTACTTTTTATTTCTACTTTAGTTATAAATCGGCTGTTCATTTTACCGCCTCCATATTCTTTTTAGTTAAATTATATTTTTTAGCAATCTCTTTAGTTAATTTAAAAGGTTCTACATGATATTTAGCATTAAAAGTATTATTACCTAATGTATGCCATTCTGTATGGTGTTTTCTACATAACGGCAATACAGGAATACCAATTTGAAATACCTCTGTTCTATCTCTACCCATACCAATAGCAAATACATGATGTAATTCTGCTTTAGTGCCACATATACAACACTTTTTATGAAGTAAGCACATATAGATATATTTATTAATATCCTCACATAATTCTCTTAATGGCTGTTTTGTTGGGATTTCATATTCTATGATGAAATCTATTAAATAAGTAATAAATTCCTTTGCAGTAGTCATATCGCAACTTGATAGAGAAAATATTTCCTTATTTAACGATTGCATTCGTTTTACTACAAATTCAGTTTTCATCAGTCTTTTTACATATTCAGGAAGATATCCACTCCATTCAGCAATTTCTTTCATTAATGCATAAGCTTTTTTTCTTTGCTCATTACTGATATATCTACCATCATTAAGCCCAATATCAACCATACTATATTTACGAAAGCAAGCCCTATCTATATTGGTATAAGGTGCTTTTATTAATAGTCCCTCTGGTGTAATATCTATGATTTTCCCATGTATTATCTCCATAATTAATACCTACTTTTCCATTTATTCTTATAAACTTGCATTAAATTCATGTTATTAAGATACTCAAAAAAGTTTTGTATTATAGGATAAATTGAAGGTGTTTCCTCTCTTGTATATTTTTCAGTCCAAACGTATTTTCCATTACTTACTAAATAAATAAATTCTTTTGCTTCAGGAATAAGCTCTAAATACATTGGATGCTGTGGACTATCTATAAACTTGCCCACATTATATTTTGATGTATATTTGATATCATATATAACACCAGCTTTTAAAGCATCTAATCTTCCATATAAAACTAAATCCAATCCATTAACATTTATTGTTTTACTAGCTACATACTGAAATCTTCCACCTTGTATATAGTCTGCAATATTTATAGCAGCAATTATTTCATCTGTAGATATATCAGTAATATTTTTAGGGTCAGTATACTCATACACTAATCTTTCAAAATCTATTCCACGCTGTATTGCTTCATTTGGTGGGCTATATATTTTATTAAGTGTATTGAGGAAGCTTTGGTGAGCTTCCTCTGTATAATCATCAATGCAATTGAATTGATACAAATAGGAATTAAGCAGACTTTGTGTCATCAGATACTTCATTAACAAATTCTCCCTTCAATTTGTTCCATTTAAAGCCTAATTCTTTTGTTTTATCGAACAATATAGATTTACATTCCTTTTCACTAGTCAATATATGTTTTTGATTATTTATTAAGTCTAAAACTTCCATTGCTTCACTTGGTGTCGTTATTGCTTCTGTTGCTTCTTTTATTGTATTAATTATTTTTTGATATGCTTTTTTCTCTTTTTCAGCATCTTTAGCTTCAGCTTTTATATTTTCATTTATCTGATGAAAAAGATTTGTTAAAAATCCATTTTGATTTCCATTTAATTCTGGTATTGTAAGTACACCATGTATACCATGTGTTCCTTTAGCATAATAACGTTCACAATTAGTAAAACCTATCGTTCTAACATTATTTTGCATTTCCATAAACCCACCCAAATCCATTGGTTGCCATACATTATCCTTTGTTTGTCCTTCTACTAAAATTCTAAGACGAGTATTATCTCCATCTTTTTCTTCTTTAGCATGAAATACTATTACTACATGTTTATTTAATTGGTAATAACAATAATCTATAAATCTTGCAAACTCTCTACCAACAGCTCCATATCCTTTTAAACTAAGAGAACCATCTCTTTGACCATTTTTAGCGTTTTGTTTTATTACATATGCCGACATCAATTTAATAAGTTGTCCGCCTGTATCTATTACAAGAGTTTCATAATCAATTAAATTAAGTGGTACCAAGTCCTCCAACAATTCTTCATAAGTATCAGGTTGAATAAAATCTGTTCTGTATCTTGCTTCTACCCTGTCAGTTCCTCTATCAACATCAATCAATAATGGTTTAGGTGCAGACAAAGCAAGAGTCGTTTTCCCTATACCTGGATATCCTGCAATTAACAATCTAATTTTCTTATCAGTATTTATAATTTCACTTGCTTTTTTAATCATTTTTATTCCACCTTTACAAAATATGACAATTTATTTACTAAATCATTTCTTTTATATAAAAAGCTTATATAGTTTTTAGTATTTATTCTTTGTCTACTAGCCATTGTGATATTAGCAATACAATCATACTCACCAATAGCAAAAAAGTTTTTAGTTTTTATATAAAATCTTAAACCTGTTAATGATTCTCTAATATTTACTAATCTTACATATTTGATATTTAACTTAATACTTTTTAGAATTTCTAAAAATTTTTGTTTAACTTCTTCAGAAGTAAAATTATTAATTTTAGGAAATACAATTTTTTTGACCATTTTTCTTTCCTCTGTTATACTTAAATTGCAAATATTTTTTTATGTGGTTGCTTGTTTGACCTGTTGTCTTTCAAGCAACTTTTTTTATAAAATAATCACCTTTTAATAAATCTTTATAAGGATTTATATAATCACCTGCAATATCTTTTAAATATCCATCTTCATAATCTACTAAAACTAAGTCCTCATAATCATCATTACGTAATATTACCTCTTTACCTTGTTTACAAAACGAAATTGCTTCTTTTATTGTTAATCTATCCATTGTATACACCTCTTAAAATGGAAATACTTCTCCATTAGCTTTATAATGCCAATCTTTGCTATAACCTTCTTTTAGTAATAAACTATTTATTTCTAATAAGTTTTTAAGAACATCTTTGGCTTTACATGGAAATAAATTTGTTTTCTTACCTCGATTATTTTTTACAGTACGTATTCTCATTTTTTTCTTCTCCTTTTTATTCTTTGAATAAATGCATAACATTGACGGTCATCAGCACATACTGGAACAGCAAGACCGCATATCAAATGCAATATATGCACCTGCCCTTTATTCAATTTTTTACCGCACCGCCAACATTTCATACTAAATCACCTTTGATTTTCCTTGAACAACTATTAAACTTGTATCGCACCATTTTCTATTCTCTTATTTTTTTAATACACCACGATATATAAGTTTTCTAATTGGTAATTCTATATAATCTCACCTCTCTTTCTTACTGGTGCGTACCAAGCACCATAGCAGAACTCACTTGCAAACCTCCCTACCATAATAAATTTGTTAAGAAGATTATCGTTAAAGATTTGCCATTTTCTTTTTTATTTTTGTTATGTTAATAACCTTTCTGCTATGGCTTGCTACGCACCAATTTTTTCTAAACTAAGCACTACGAACCGACCTTCTTCGATTTCTCTTATTCTTTAATTTTTATCGTGTTTGTGCTATAATATTTTTACAAAGAATTTAATTGTCATATGCTGGACTGTTTATTAAATGGTTCAGCTTTTTTATTTTTACAAAACTTTAATATCAAAATATCTTTTGTCATCAGCCTAAATGTATTCAATATCTGTTTATATTTAGGCTGTTCTTTTTTGTCTACTTTTCCATCAGCACCAATTTCAATTAAATCATCTATACATTTATTAGACTTCTTTATATTAGCTATAAAACTTAAAACAGTTTCTGAAAAACTTTTATTTTCAATAGGTGCAAATAATTTTTGTCCTAGTCTAAAAGTCAATAAATACTGATATCCTATATATTCATTGCCATAAATCTCAACAATATCATTCATTTTATCTATAGTTGGTTTTATTTGATTAGCTTCGTATTTTGCCAATGTTCTAACACTTATATCTAATAATTCACTTGCTTGTTCTTGTGTATAACCTGCACTTTTTCGTGCTTTTATAAGTAATAACCCGAAATCTTTTATCATGGTTTATTGCCTTTCTTTCATGAGAAAATATTTATATAATTATCTTATTTTTCTTTTTCTACCTCGCTTATTAAGTCCATTTTTAAACTCCTCAACTCTTTTCTTTAATAAAGATGTTTTAAAATCTGTTATACCGTCTGACTTATCTTCTAACCACTTTTCTAATTTAGGTCTATTGATTTTTAAATGTGAACCTATCCAACAACAAGGTAAATCGTATTGACCGTTCTTTGTTAATGCTCCTGCTACTCTAAAAAATTGAGCAGGTAACCCAAATAATTCAGTTGCCTCATCTGGAGTTAAAAGAATTTTTCGCCAAATTGGTATATTTATTTCTAATTCCATCATTAACCCACGTCCTCATATTCTTTATAAAAACAAATTCCTTTATATACCCATGAGCCAAGCTCTCTAGCAAAAGTTATAAATGCTGGTTCCCATTTTCTTGTTTTGGGATTAAATTCATGTGTATATGGTTCACCACATTGTAAATACATTGCGTCATAAGCTATTGGAGAAACACAGTCCCTAAAATGTTGCACTGTTTCTTCATCAACAACATCTCCAATATTAGCCCAAGATGTAAAATATTTATGTGAATTATCCCACTCTTTTTTAGTTAAATACCTAGATTTTAAATTTGTTTTAGCTTTAATATTACTTTTTACAGGTTCTTTCTTTTCTTCAAAGAACTCTTGTATTATATTTTTATCTTCGTCTATTACTGTTATCTTTTCTCCTGCATGGTATTTTGCATAAGATTGTCCTAACTCTAAAGCTGACTGTAAGCCTACAGTCTGAACACCAAATGTTCTATCATTACCAAAATAAATCTTATATTCTTTTTCATCATCAATATTATTAAATTCAGCCACAATCTTAAGCCCTTTTTTTATAACAATATTACCTTTATATTTCTTAGCAATTTCTTTAGCTTCTGTTAAAGTTTTTGCTTCTATACACCATGCAGTACCTTCATCTACTTGAAAAATTTTATAAACTTCTTCTTTGATAATTTCTTTTTTTATATCACTTATTTTTTCACCATTTAAGTAATAAATTTTTCCAGGTGTTTCATCATAGTTTCCATCATAATCTTCACTATAAACTTCTTGATAAGAAACAATTTCAAAATTATTTTTCTTATAATCTTCCATAGTAATTACTTTATTTACTACAATTTCTTCAACTGTTGCTGACTCAAATTTAAGTCCTTTATTATATCTTTCAATATAGGCTTTTGCTTTTTCTAAAGAGTCCCATACAGTTATAGTATTTTCCAAAGCATCTTCTTCATTTCCATACTTTAACCAGTAGCGAGTTACTTCATAATATTTATTACTCTTAAAATTTTTACTTAACATATTTATTTTTCCTTTCTTTTTTCTAGCGTGTACCACGCACCCAACAATATTATTTACTTTTTAGGGGAAAGTAATTTTTGCCATTAGATTTTTTATTGCTGGGTCAGTGCTACACGCTAGATGTTCATTTATATTTGCTCTTTTATAACGTTATCCGTTAGTTTATCATCAAAAAAAACAGAGCAATTTACTCCTAATTTTTTTGCTATTAATTTTAATCGTTCTACATCAAGACGACTTTCTCCATTTTCTAAATACCGATATCCTTGTAAACTCATACCTAAACTTTTAGCTACTGCGGTTTTAGTAATTCCCTTAGCCTGTCTTATCTTTGCTACATTTTTATATACTGGCATTTTATCACCTACCTTATAACGTTTTTCGTTATATTTATATTATAATAACGAATTACGTTAATGTCAATATATTTTTGCAAAAAATTCTCAAAATCCGTTATAAAACTAACAAAATATGTTAATTTATGTTACTATATATTATATGAAAGTAGGTGCTTATATGTTACTAAAAGATAAAATAAAACAATTACGTAAAGATAGAGGACTTACTCAAGCAAGTTTAGGTAAACTTATTAATAAATCAAGTCAAGTTATATCTAATTGGGAACGTGGATACACATCATCTATAAATCAAGATGATATAAAAAGATTGGCTAATGCTTTAAATATAAATATATCTGAATTACTAGATGACACTGATTTTAATATAAATAATGCTATTAATGCACAAGTAGAAAATAAACCAAAAGATTTAATTAAATTGTTAGAAAAAGAAGAATATACTCTAAATGGTGTATTAGTAACACCAGAAGATAAGGAAAAACTAAAACGTATAATCGAAGCTGCCTTTTGGGACGCAAAAGAAAAAAATAAACGTAAGAAGTGATTTTTATGTTAAATCTAAAATTGCGTGCCAAAAATCTAGTAAAAAAATATGGCACATCAGACCCATACTATATTGCTAGAGAGCTAAAATTTGAAATAGTATTTTGTGATATGCCATATAAAATAAATGGAATGTGGCGACGCATTTTAAGACGCAAATATATTTTTATTGATGAAAACTTAAACGAATGGCAGAAAAAAGCTGTTTTATGTCATGAACTAGGACATTTTTTATGCCATAAAGGTTACTCCAGTTATAATATTGCTGGTAGAACATTTTTCCAAAACACACGTAAAGAAAACGAAGCTAATGCATTTAGTGCCGAATTGATGTCCTATTCTAGTGATATTGATAAACAATACATTATCCAATTTCTAGAATTAGGACATAAAAAATAATTATTATATATACCCATAGTTATAAACTTTATTTTTATAAATTAACATTTACATAGGGAGAGGATATTATGGATTTTATTGACCAAATTAAGCTTTTATCAAAACGAGTAGAACAGATAAAAGAACAGATACAAACCGAAGAAGCTACCAAAATGTCTTTAATTATGCCTTTATTCCAAGCTTTAGGATATGATGTATTCAATCCTATGGAGTTTGTTCCTGAATATACAGCCGATGTGGGTATAAAAAAAGGTGAAAAGGTTGACTATGCTATCTTAACAGATGGTGAACCTACTATATTAGTTGAAGCTAAATGGTGTGGTGAACCATTAGATAAACATGGAAATCAATTATTTCGCTATTTTACTACAACAAAAGCAAAATTTGGGATTTTAACGAATGGTGTAGAATATCGATTTTTTACAGATTTAGATGAACCAAATAAAATGGACGAAAAACCTTTCTTTATATTTGATATTACTCAAATGAAAGAACAAGATATCAATGAATTAAAAAAATTTCATAAAGCTAGTTTTGACGTAGATGCAGTATTCAGTGCTGCTGAAGATTTAAAATATACTAATCAAATAAAATCCTTATTAAAAAGACAATTAAATGAACCAGAAGATAACTTTATTAATTATGTATTAAATGAAATATATGATGGTAGAAAAACACAAACTATACTAGATAAATTTAAACCTGTTATAAAAAAATCATTCAATCAATTTGTAAATGATTTAATGAGTGATAGGCTTACTGCTGCTTTAAATAAGGCTAATGGTGATAATTCAACTAAAGTAGATATCACTCCTAATAATGTAGTTGAAAATACAGATGCTATTGAAGTAAATATAGACACTACAGAAGATACAAAAGCAAAAATAACAACAACCCAAGAAGAATTAGATGGATTTGCTATTGTAAAAGCTATATTGCATAAAACTTTAGATGTTAATAGAATTTTTTATCGTGACACTGCAAGTTATTTTGGTATTCTTTGTGATAACAAAAACTATAAATGGATTTGTCGATTGAGAGTAGAAACATCTACAAAATATTTAATTTTACCTGATGGTACTGGTAGTGGTAAAAAATGCTCAATATCAAATATAAATGATATATTCAATTATGAAAATGAGTTAATTGAATCTGCTAAACGTTTTGTTGAAGAAACTACTGAATAAAAATAAAGCACTAGTATTATCTAGTGCTTTATTAATAAAATCTAAAGGATTTTTATTATGTTAATTACATTTATGATAATAAGTTTTATACTTCTAATATTGTTTATAATTCAATTAGGAAATGTAAAACAAAATCCAAATTCCCAAAAATTTGAGTCAGAAAATATTTCTAAAGAAACTTCTAATATCTCACAAAAAACTAAAATTGCAACTTTAAATACAGATGTTTTTAAAGTTGCAAAAAATAATAAAGTCAAATCAAATAAAATTATTTCTAATAAAGTTACTAATATATCAAATTTAAAATTCAATGAAATTTTAGTTTTAGATTACTTTAAAAATAAAACAACTGATAAAGAAGCTCCTATTTCTAAATTAAATGATTTTGGAAAAGATTATAAAGCCACATTAAAAAAATTATTATCTATGAACTATATGCAATTAGCAGATATATATGATGAAATAAAATATCTCACTATACCAGTATTAAAAAATATACTTAAAATAAAATCATTAAAAGTTTCTGGAAATAAAAAAGTATTACTAGAACGTATTTCTGATAACTTTTCTAAAGATGAATTAATAGAATATCTTAATAAACGGCATTATATTTTAACACCTCTGGGAGATAAAGTATTAAAAAATAGCGAACTTTATCTATTAAATCATAGTGTAGCAAAATATCCAGTTGATGAATTACAAGAATATGAACTACAAATAAAAAGTAAAATTTCAAATTTACAACCTATAGAAATATTATATTCATTTGCCCAAAAGAAGACATTAGACTACATAAATGAATATGAATTTACTTTGCTCCGTAATAGTTTATGGGTAGAGTGTTATTGTTCTTATGAATTAGAATATGAACTAAATTTTTTACGAAATAATATACGTGTAATAATACTAGACCTTTCAGGTTTATCTAATTGCTTATCCGATAGGAAATTTGTTGTCGAACCGTATAATTTAATCTTTATAGTTCCTGGAATGGTAGATGAATTAAAGGAAGCTATCAAAAACTATAATATTAACGATGAAATTGTTTATAATATCTTAATAAAAACGATTGATACTGAACTAGGATATTTACCATTTCATTATTTTTCTCAAAATAGTTTATTAAATATATTATCTAGTTGTATTTATGGTGAGATACCTGATTTAAAGAAAATACAACCAGATTTCTTACCACCAAAAGAATGGAGTATGGTTTTAAAATTTGATTGATTTTTACTAATACGAGGTGAGCCATATGAATAATCTTTCATATATTGATGATTATTTTGAAACTATATAAATATAAAGGCTATTAATCTAGCCTTTATTTATTACTATTTTTGTTCGGAAATATGAACTTAAGGTGTGATAATCTATGAAAAAACGTAAAGATGGACGATATCAATCTTCTGTAACTATAACTGACCCACTAACCAATGAGAAAAAACGTATATATGTATATGGATATACTGAAGCTGAGTTATTTAGAGAAAAAGAACGTGTTAAAAGAAATAATAACACTTCTTTTGATAATATAACTTTTAATTTATGGCTTGATGAATGGTTAAAAATAAGAAAAGAAGAAATAGCTCCTAGCACCTATTATAATTATGTATATTTGATAAACAAATATATTTTACCAAATTTAAATAACATTAACCTAAATAAAATAACACCAGCAACTATTAGAAATGTATTACGAAATATAAATGGTTCTAGAACTAAACAATACACATATGTTTTAATAAAAGCTATACTTGGACAAGCTTACAAAGATGATTTAATTAAAAAAATCCTTGTATTGCAGTAAATCCTCCTAAATATAAAGCTAAAGAAAAACATATTATAAGCGACTACGAATTTAAAAAATTATTACAATATGCAGAACTCCCTATTAGAAATTTATTTATTCTAGCTTATTATACAGGTATACGACGTGGTGAAATTTCTGCTCTAAAATGGAAAAATATAGATTGGGATGCTAATACAATAAAAATAGTAAATGCTATTAAAATAGTTGAAAAAGGAAATTTAATAAGCACACCAAAAACAGAAAATAATACACGTGAAATATTAGTATCTAAAAATGTAATAAATATTCTAAAACAACAATTATTAATACAAAAAAAGCGTTATCTGAAACATGGTAATAAATTAACGGAAAACGATTTTATATTTACATCATTAAAGGATAAAAATTATAAAAAAATGTTAACGCCAATGACTATAACTTTTATTTTCAATAAAATAAAAACTTTAGCTGAAATAAAATCCAATATAACATTCCATTCATTTAGACATACACATGCAACCTATTTAGTTGAAGCCAATTTACCAATAAAAGCTATTCAAGCTAGACTAGGACATGCTACAGCTAGTTTTACACTAACAACCTATGCACATAATACATTAAAAATGCAAAAAGAGATTGTAGGATTTTTAGATAACAAAGCAAATTCAATGAATAATTGACATCTTATTGACATCTTGATTAATAATTTTATTTGCTATTATACAAAATTATACCTAGTTATTTTTATAAAAAAAAATAACTAGGTATAATTATTGATGTCAAAAGCCTTTAAAAGCACCTAAATTTACATTGCAAAAGACAAAAAATCAAAAATTTTTCTTCTGCCTATTGATTTTTTCTGTAAAATTGTTTATTATAAGAATTGTGAGTTAGCACTCACTTATAAAGAGTGCTAACAACTATAAATTAACTTAGTTATAAAATCTATTTACGCATAGGAGGAATATACAATGATTAAGCCATTAGGCGACAGAGTTGTTATTAAAGTTTCTGAAGGCGATATTAAAACTGCAAGTGGTATCGTTTTACCAGATACAGCAAAAGAAAAACCACAAGAAGGTACTGTTGTTGCAGTAAGTGACGGCAAATATGTAGAAGGCAAAAAAGTTGCTCTTGATGTAAAAGTAGGCGACAAAGTAATCTTCTCTAAATATGCTGGTACTGATGTAAAATTCGATGGTACTGATTATTTAATCGTTAGAGATAGCGATATCTTAGCTGTTGTTGAATAATTAACAGAAACTAATTAATTACAATTTTAATGTATAATCCTAGGAGGTTCTTTATAAATGGCTAAACAAGTATTATTTGGCGAAGAAGCTCGTCAAGCTCTTGGTAGAGGCGTTGATGCACTCGCTAACGCTGTTAAAGTTACACTTGGCCCAAAAGGCAGAAACGTTGTTTTAGATAAAAAATTCGGTGCTCCAACTATCACTAACGATGGTGTTACTATCGCTCGTGACATTGAACTTGAAGATCCATTCGAAAATATGGGCGCTCAGCTTGTAAAAGAAGTTGCTACAAAAACTAACGACATCGCTGGTGACGGTACAACTACTGCTACATTACTTGCTCAAGCTATGATTCGTGAAGGTATGAGAAACGTAGCTGCTGGTGCAAACCCAATGGTTCTCAAAAAAGGTATTGAAAAAGCTGTTGCTGCATTAGTTGAAGAAATCAAAGCAAAAGCTCGAAAAGTTGAAGGTAAAGAAGCTATCGCTCAAGTTGCTTCCGTATCTTCCGCTGATGAAGAAACTGGTGCATTAATCGCTGACGCTATGGAAAAAGTTGGTAAAGACGGTGTTATCACTGTTGAAGAATCCAAAGGTATGCAAACTAACCTTTCCGTTGTAGAAGGTATGCAATTTGACCGTGGATACATTTCTCCATACATGGTTACTGATACAGATAAAATGGAAGCTGTTATGGATGATCCTTTCATTCTTATCACTGACCGCAAAATCTCTGCAATCGCAGACATTCTCCCAATCCTTGAAAAAGTTGTAAAACAAGGTAAAGAACTCGTTATCATCGCTGAAGATATCGACGGTGAAGCTCTTGCTACTATCGTAGTTAACAAACTTCGTGGTACATTCAAAGCTCTTGCTGTTAAAGCTCCTGGTTTTGGTGATCGTCGTAAAGCTATGCTCGAAGATATCGCTATCTTAACTGGTGGTAATGTAATCAGTGAAGAACTTGGTCGTAAACTTGATAGCGTAGAACTTGAAGACCTCGGTCGTGCTCGTCAAGTACGTGCTTCCAAAGAAGAAACTACAATTGTTGACGGTTTTGGTGATAAAGCTGAAATCGCAGCTCGTGCTGAAATCATCAAAAAACAAATCGCTGAAACTTCTTCCGATTTCGATAAAGAAAAATTACAAGAACGTCTTGCTAAATTATCTGGTGGCGTAGCTGTAATTGAAATCGGTGCTGCTACAGAAGTTGAAATGAAAGATAAAAAACTCCGTATCGAAGATGCTTTAAATGCTACTCGTGCTGCTGTTGAAGAAGGTATCGTTGCTGGTGGTGGTACTACTTTCATCGATATTCAACCTGCTCTTGAAAACATTGAAGCTGAAGGCGATGTAAAAACTGGTGTTGAAATCGTAAAACGTGCTATTGAAGAACCAGTTCGTCAGATCGCAAACAATGCTGGTCTTGAAGGTTCTGTAGTTGTTGAACATGTAAAATCCGCTGGTGTAGGCGTTGGTTACAATGCTTTAGTTGGCGAATACATGGATATGATTGCTGCTGGTATCGTTGACCCTGCAAAAGTTACTCGTAGCGCATTACAAAATGCTGCAAGTATCGCTGCTATGGTTCTCACAACTGAAACAATCGTTGCTGATAAACCAGAAAAAGCTGATCCTGCTGCTATGGCTGGTGCTGGTATGGGCGGCGGAATGCCTGGTATGATGTAATTTAACATCTCATATTAAACAAAATTAAATAAACAAATTAAGCCTAGTGAAAATTCACTAGGCTTTTTCTTTTACACTATCACTATTATTTTTTATAATAAAATCTATAATAAAAAATTAAAATTCGAGGTGAATTTTTTATGATATTTTTATCTATGTTATTGCTAGGTACATTAATTGGTTTTGTTGGAGCAGGTGGCGCTGGTGTTACTATTACATTACTTACAGTTGGTTTTAACATTCCTATTCATATAGCATTAGGTGTTGCCTTATCTTCTATGGTTTTTACTATGATATCTGGTGTTGTAAGCCATTTACGTGAAAATGAAGTAGAACTAAAAACTGGTCTAATCATTGGTTTAGGCGGTGTAATTGGAGCTTTTGTTGGTGCTAAATTTTCCACATTCATACCCGAAAATATTTTAAGTATTTTTACTGCTTTGATGATTATTCTATCAGCTCTAATTTTGTATATAAAAGTATATCATAATGATTTATTAAATAAATATTTAAAAGTTCCAACTACATCATTAGCTGGCAAAAAATTTTATATCTATGGTATATTAGTCGGTTGTATTAATGGCTTTTTATCTGGTGCTTTTGGCATAGGAGCTGCTGCTTTTATTCAAATTAGTTTATTAATTATATTCGGTGTTCCACTTTTAAAATCCATCGGAACATGTATGTTGATTATTCTTCCTATTTCTGCTTCTGGTGGTCTAGGCTATCTCACTTCTGGAAATTTAGATTTCACTATTTTTCTACAAACAGTATTCGGATTAATGATAGGTGCTTTTATTGGTTCAAAATTTACACATCTAGCACCAAAACCAATCTTAAAATTTGCCATTGTCGCTATGCCAACAATCGGGGGCTTAATTCTTTTATTATTCCACTAAATAAATTCTGTAAATTTTATTATTTACCTATATGGATTTATCTGTGGTAATTTACAAGCAAATTCTTTTAAAAAATCTATCTTAAAATTTTCATTCCAATAAATAATACTATTTCCCTCAAATTCATCAACTTTACCTTCAAAAAGACACTTAAAATGCCAAACAACCATTGTTTTATTATCTTTATGCCAAAAATCTTTTATCTCCCATGATAATACCGTATTCTTTTTATTCCATTCATGAAACCAACGTTTTACTTCTAATAAATTCTCATACTTTACACCATAGCTCTCTATATATTTTATATTTTGTGAAAAAATATTCTCCATTCCTAAATCTTTTTTATAAATCCACATTTTAAACCACAAATTAATAATTTCTTCTTTTTGATACATAAAAAACTTCCTTTCAAGGTAAAAATTATTGACTTAGAGTTTACTTCAAATGCTATTATATTCTTAAGTATAAAACTTAACAAGGACGTGATAATATGACTATTAAAGAAGTAAGTCAAAAATACGATCTCAGCCCCGATACTATTCGTTATTATGAACGTATTGGTTTAATTCCACCTGTACCACGCAAACCAAATGGTATTCGTGATTTTGACCAAGAATCATGTAATTGGATTGAATTCATAAAATGTATGCGTTCTGCTGGCATGCAACCAATTTAAAAACATTTAATAACAAAGGAGTTTTTTATTATGACAATCAAAGAAGTTAGCGAAAAATATAATATTTCTGCTGATACTATTCGTTACTATGAACGTATTGGTTTAATTCCACCTGTACCACGTAAACCAAATGGTATTCGTGATTTTGACCAAGAATCATGTAATTGGATTGAATTTGTCCGTTGCCTTCGTGATGCTGGAGTTCAAATTGAAGCATTGATTGATTATGTTCATTTATTTTATCAAGAAGGTACAGCAGAAGCTCGCAAAGCTATTTTAGTAGAACAACGTGACCGTCTCCAGAAACAAATTGATACTATGAATTTAGTTATTGAACGCTTAAATAAAAAAGTAGATCGTTATGAAGAAATCATTATTCCAGCCGAAAAAAAATTATTGAATAAAAAAAGAGAGTAGTTAATCTACTCTCTTTTTTATTTCTAATATTTTACAGATTCTCACTTGCATCATTCCTAGCTTTTGATAATATTCTTTATATTTATTCTTCCATCTTAAGATACTTCTCTTATACATATTTAATATAGCCAAAACAATATTAAATGTAAATAAAAGCATCTATTTTTTTAAGTATTCTATTGTCTTTGACGAATTTGATATTTCGTTTCAATATTATTAGTTATATAACCTCTTTCTCTTAATCCATTGGTTATTTCTGAATAAATATCATTACCATTTGAGTCTTTGATGGTAATAATTAAAACGAATTCTTGTGATGGTACATACAATCCATTTCGGGGAGTTAAGTCAACTCTAAGTTTCCATCCGTCTTCTAGACTTATTCCTCTACTTAACTTTCTGTAGTAGGATTTTATAGGACTCCATTTGAACCCGTGTTCTACTCGTGCTGCTTCAAATTTTTCATCCCATTTTGATTCAAGAGGAACTTGTCCCTTATAATCAATTTTTCCATCAGCTATATATGAATATGTTCCAAAACTAACATCAATATTAGTTCTACAATATTCACGACCATATTTTGGGTCAAGAGGCGGTAAGTAAGCAAGAGTCATTCCTATTTCACCAATATACTTATTGTTTTTGATAAGAGATTTTGGATATGGGAAATCATACATTTCCAGATGCGATTTCTGAGATATTTTTTGTTTGAAAATAAGTGTTACACAATCTTTACTACATTGTAAAATATCTTGTGTATCAGCAGAAGGGATTCCAAATCCATAATATTTAATATTGTCTGGATGTTCATCCAACAATTCGCGAGAGTTCATCCTTGCAGAATGTATTAACATTGCTTTAGCAAGGAGTAGATCTGGCTCAATCATTTCTTCATATATAGAGGCATATTTCTGCAAAGATCGAGGAGTTGAATAACTTGTGCCATTACCCTCAATTATCCTTCCGCTAGAATCCAATCCTTTTACTCCTAAACCATCAATTTGATATGATGCAGAATAATTACCACCATAATCAACAATGTCAGGCTTAACAATATAATTAGCACCAGGTCCTCTTCGGCTAAAAGGTGAAGGTTCATTAAATTTAACAATCGAATTTGCAGAATCAAATAATGCAACAGAACCTACTGTTATAGCACGAACAGAGTCAGCTGGTGATATAAGGCGATCATGCTCACCAATACCTTTTTGAGGTGGCCAGTTTCTAAGCGGTAGACTATTTACGTTTCCGCTAGAAACAAAGATTTGTACATGATATTTATCTTGTATATAATCTAAAAATATCCCTAAATCAGACATTGAACCATCACAAGGTTTATTTTCAATACCTAAAGATAAATTCCATATTTTAGTAGTAAATGAATATTTCTCCATTACTTCTTCAATAACTTCCATCAAAGTATCTTCTGTAATGGAATCAGTTAATCCAAAATTTTTATCACTATTTGGAATGGCAACAATATCTACAAATTTAAAACGATATGCTGTGGACGCAGAAATACCATTCAAAATATTTCCATATTGTATAGTTGAAGCAATAAATGTAGCATGTTGTGGATTTTGATAAACTCTATTTATATATTCTTCACGTGCAACAATATAAGGTTGTAGAAATGGATTATCATCACTTATTCCGCCATCAATAATTCCGATGGTAACATCGCTATCTCGGTACTCAGAATTTAATAAAGTTTGTAACTCAGTTGCCGAAAAATCATTCTGAGGAAGAGAGTACTCTTGAAAAAAACCAACAGTTTTTACTCCGTTAATAGAAGCCAATTTAATAATATCATTATAAGAAGTAATCTCTATCTTTAAAAATTTAATCTGATCGCCATATGAAATAATTTCATATTTATCTTTAAAATGAAGTGAACATAATTTTCGTATCACATAGTCCCAAATTTGTGCATTATCAAAGTCGTCATCAAAATCAAAGATTTTAAGTTTAATAATTTTTTTAATAGAGTTAAAATCTTCCTGTGCAATAGACTGGAGTGTTGGTGAAATTTTTTCTTCTGGTTTAATAGGTTGAATATCAATTATTGCAGTCATATTGGCTTGGAATTTTTGTGATGGTGGATTTTTTACCATCTCTATTGTTTCCTGAATATTTTTTCTGTTGACTTTAATATATATTTCATCTAAATCTTCGCTACCAATAATTGGGCAATTCTTACACAGAGCAGATGGTTTATGTGATTTTGCAATAGCTTCAGGTTTTACTGTTATTTTTCCTACAGCGGGGATTGCTTCATTTTCATTAAAAACATCTGAATAAAAAGATAATAAAGTTTCAAACTTGTCAGTTATTTCTTTTTTTAATTCCGGAGTTACTTCTCCGAAAAATTTCAACTTTCCACCTCCAGTATTCGGAACAATATCTGTTGCTTTGGGAAGAACCAACTTTATTGGTAAATTGTTTTCACTCATAATTAAACCTCTTTAACAATTTTTTGAATAGTTGTTTTTGAACTACCTAAGATATCAGCAATTGTCTGTAAACTAAAAACTTTTGAATCTTTGCTTCGTAAATATTTTGCCTTTATTTTTAATAGTTCTCGTGAATCATTACAATTTTGAGGAACGATATTTTTGGTAATAAACAGTTCTTCATAAATACTAGATACGCTAAAAGAAGAGTTATGGATAACAGAGTTTCTTATAGCTTTAGTTATAATCTCTTCTATATCAGAACCACTTTGTCCATCAAGTAAAGTTGAAATTTCTAAAATTTCTTTTTGAGTAAATTTACATATACCATTGGAAAATAAGGTGACTAATGCTGCAATAGCGTCTTTATCAGGCAGTTCTATTTCTAATTTATAGTCAAATCTTCTCCATATTGCAGGATCAAGTAACTGCTGATGATTGGTAGCTGCTAAAATTAAGCTGTCTTTGCTCATTGTATCAATATTCTGTAAAAGACTATTAACAACACGTTTCAACTCCCCAAGTTCGTTGTTATCATCTCTAGCCTTAGCAATAGCATCAAATTCATCTAAAAATAATACACAAGGCATTTTTTGTGCAAACTCAAATAGGCTACGAATATTTTTAGCAGTAGTACCAAGGTATGAGGAGATTAGACTATCTAACCTAGCAATAACGAGTGGCAAATTTAATTGTTTAGCAATTAAATAGGCACATTTAGTTTTTCCACATCCAGGCGGTCCATATAACAATAGTGAGTTAGATACATTTATTCCAAGAGAGTTAAGTTTATCAGCATTTTGATAACTTAAAATAAATGAATCTAATTTTTCTTCATTCCGTTTTGAGAGAATAACTTCAATATCATTTTGATATGGGTAAATAATATCAGCAAGGTTCATTCTTGATTCAGTATCTACAGGAATAGCAATAGAATTAGAACTATTCATAGGAGTCAAGGTGGACTCAGTTTGAGCAGATAATAGACGTTGAAATTTAGTTGCAGAGCGAAAATCATTGTCTTTTTCCAACTTTGATACTAATTGTTTTGTATAATTAATAACTTTGACTTGATCGTGCTTTAATGCACCTTCTATAATCTTGCCAATTTCAATAGAATATTTCATCATTACACCTCCTATCCTATTATAAAGGAACGAAATGCAAATGTAAAGAACGAATACCGTTTAAGACGGAACGAATATCAAAATAAAACGCATTATATATTAATTTTTAGGAACTTTTCCAGATTACATTTCAATATATTCTATATAGGTCATGTTTTAGCAGTTATGTGAAATTTATCCTTTTTATATGGTATCGTAGGCTACCTACATACAGATCAGTATGCATAGCTTTTTATCAAATACGAGCATAAAGTCCCTAAATTTATTTATGAAAATATAAACTCGTAAAAAAATAATGACTTGATATCATTATTTACTTTTTTAATAAACAATCAAATTTCTAATAAATTTATAAAAATATAAAAAACCCCCACTACCTAAATTATTTTCTAAGTAATAGGGGCTTTAGCGTACAAAAGAAAACGTTATTTAATTATACTAGGATATAACTCCTTTTTTAAAAATTAATCTGCCACCCAATTGTGGCTGTATCCTTATCTAAATACATCCATGTTTTATCTTTGGATGCATATAAACCTAAACCATTGGAACCACCTCCCACACCGATTATATAAGTTTTATTCTCCTGCTGGTTGCTTTCGTATTTGGTCAATAATTCCTGTGCATTCGTCAATGATTGCGTCAAATTTACTACTTGCTCCTGTAGTTGTGTCGATTGATTCTGCAAGATTTCCGACTGTTTCTGCAATGTCTGTACTTGTGTTTGAGATGTCTGAAGCTGTGTCTGTAATGTCTGATTTTGTGTCTTGAGCGTTGCTAAGTTCTGTTCTAATGTCGTTAGTTGAGACTCCGTTACTAGATACGTTTTCTCTTCCGCTAAACACGTACCAGATAAGAAAACACACAATAATAATACCGCCAACAATAACCATGGTTTTATAGTTACCCATGAAAAAATTCTTAATTTTAGATACGATTTCATTCATAATCATTCCACTTCTAACTTAGTGATGATAGCATTGTTTCTATCTTTATCACCTAGACCATCTAAGAAAAGCATATTGTCATTCATGCTGTGATATCTTGGAAAAACTGCAATTAACGGCTCTTTTGGGTTCTCTGCTGTTTTATAGATGTCTTGAATAATATGTTTTTCTTCGTTGGTTAACTCATATTTAGAAATAATAGTTAAAGTTTTCATACTTTATCCTCCTGTTTAAACTAGTCGAAATCGACCAGTTTTATTTGCTGGTCATTTGCTTGTTATTTTTTAGTCGCTTTTCTTCTTCAATTTGTCTGCGGACTTCCTCAGTAATTTCTTTTTCCTCTTTTTCTATTTCATCTATAAGTTTTTTAACTGCATTTGTACTATTAGTTAATAGTTCTCTTATACATTCTAGTAGTATTTCTACTAAACAATCATCGTCAAAATGTATTTTTTCGTAGACATCTTCTTTATTTAATAGAGTAACGATAACATCTTTAACTGTTATATCTTCAGGTATAAAATTAGCCTCTATTGCATCACTTGGGTCCCAATAGTAATATCTTGCCCAATCTCGTATTTTTGTATCAAAATCTACTTTCGAATATTTTTCAAACATTTCTTTCCAATTATCGCACATTTAGTTTTTATCCTTTACTTTCCATTTACTTTCTAATTACTTTCCAATTATCTATTAATATTGAAATTTTATTTATTAATTAACTTTTACATGCATGAATTGTCATGTGAAAATACTGCAATCTAATTTCATTTATCGGTTGAACATAAAAGTCGATAAATTAATAATAAATATTACAGTCTAATTGCATATCACCTATTTGTTCAGAGTCTGTATATTGCCAAAGACGACATATGCGATTAGGATTTTCAATAGCAAAACTATTTTCATGATATCCATACTGAGCCGTCCAAATAGGTATATAATCTGCGAGTAAATTTAAGTCAATAATATTGGTGAGCCAATTATAGGAACTATATAGACCTACATAATTATAATTTAGTTCATTTAATCGATTAATGAAGTTACCAATCATATAGGCTACATTGATATTATTTTTGAACATGGATTCATCTTCTGCATCATACCAAATACCCAGTTCAGGGTTTTTCCCATTTAAATATGTTTTGATTTGTTTATCTACCCAATTAGCTTCTGCTATAGCTTCGTCAATTGTTGAAGCATGAGCATAATAATATATGCCGTAAGGTAGATTATAAGTTACAGCATTATTTACATGAGTGATAAACATATCATCTAAATGAGTTTTTTCACCTATTTTTATAATAACTCCACCTATACCAATATCTTTTACTGCTTTCCAATCAATATTCTCTTGCCATGCAGAAATATCAATTACTTTCATCATAAAACACCTTCTTTTTTAACTGGTCGAATTCGACCAGTTTTTTATAGGATAACGTTAATCTGTATTTAAAATAGATTAACCGCGTCAAAATTGACACTATGAATTCGATGAGTTTTAATTTATAAATTTTTCCACCAATTTTTTATTTTAGCTATACTATTACTAAAATATTTTGACATATATTTTGCTTCATCCTCATTGGTAGGAACAATGCAATAATGTTCTGCCATCCACATTTTAAGAGCATTATTTTTAATATTTTGAAATAAAATAATCATAACAAGTAATAATACAATAATTAACATAATATATACCTCTATTTAAAATTAAATTCATTTTTTATTGAAGTAATAGTTCCTTTTGTATCTGTCATACATATAGGTAACCATAATGCTTCAACACCACAAATTTTATTGACATCAAACCTTCCATATAACCCCACAGCTTCACCATTTAACAGAAAAACACTGTATGTTATATAACCATTTAATTTAATATTTTCTGCAGTCATTATTGAACTCTTAGTTTGTTCAATATATTCCTCATAAATATATTGAACATTTTCGTTATTTTCGTTAAATACAGTAGATTGTTCAATAATATTTTTATTGCGGTCATAAATAGTTATTCCACTGCCTTCACGACCATATATAGGTTTTTTTATAATCTTATCTGCCGAACTAACATTGAGTATGCCTTCAAAACTTAGACCACTAAATGGAACATATTTTTTTATATAATTAGATTCTCGTTTTGAGTAAAAACAATATTTATCATTTAAATAATGCAACATTGCAGGAATTCGTTTATCCTGCATAATTAAGGCTTCTGGTGGATTAACTAAATAAATTTTCCCTTCATTATGAAGTTCAATCATTTTCATTCCTATAGGATATCCATCGTTAGATTTATCTTTTATTAATAATTCAGTTGGATATAATCTATATAGAATATTTATTTTTTGGTCAGTATTTTTTACATACACACCGTCATCAAATACTTCTAACTCAGATAACGGAATTAATATTGCATATACATTTTGTGGCTTATGTTCCATAAAATTATCATACAGATATTTTGTGTTATACCAGTCTTCTTTATAATTTGGGTCAGATGCAAATGCTATTACATCATCATTGGAACAAAGATTAATAAAAATTTCTGCTAATTGTTTATTAATTTCTTTTTCTTTTAATGATATTTCTTTCGACTTAAATCTAAAATTCCCATAAAAAGTTTCTGGTATAGCACATGGTGTATCTGAATTAATTTCTATTAATCGAAAATCACCATTCATATCTTTTACAAAATCCATTCTAGATAAATTGCTAATACAATCAAATTTAGAGCCAATAAAAGACAAGTTTCCAAACAAATCATTTACATGACGTACTGATTTAACAGTTTTATGCATAGCCCAAAATAAAACATTTGATATATCAAATAAATTTTCTTTTTCTTCGTTTGTAATATTTAATGGGGTTAAACTAGGATAACTATATCTCCAATCATCTTCTTTAATATAAGGTATTTTGTTTCTATCAATATTATCTATCCAACAACTAACTTGCACTACTTCTTCCTCCTGCACTTCCTATACCTGTTTTTCCTGTAGATATACTTGATTTAGTACCTATATTAGATACATTTTTATTTGGTGTTGTAATATTTTTAGCACTTTTGTTACTAATAGAAGATGAAGCCTTATCTTCTATTGGCTTACTATCTTTATTTGTACTACCATTTAAATTACTATCTCTACTGTAACTTCTACTATTATAGCTACCATTGCCTTCATTGTAGTTTCTATTATTATAGGTCCCATTATTCAACCAACTTCCAACAATAGTACCTGCTAAGAAATCACTAAAACTACCACTATCATGATTTACAATAGTAACATCTTCTTTATCACTATCACGATATTGCTCTTGTGGCGGGTCTGCTCCACACCCTGTTAATAAAGATGAACTAATAACTAATGCACTAGAAAAAGCAATTACTTTTTTTAAAGTTTTGTTTTTAGACAACGTCAACTCACCTCATATCTTTTTATTTTAAGTATAAATTTAGGAAATAACCTCTGCATATTAAAAATCTATCTTTTATTATAAAAATAGCCATTTTTGTAAAATCAATAAAACGGTAATTACAAAAATGGCTTATTTTGACATATTTAATTTTTCTAATCTCTCTAAAGCTATATCATGATATACTTTAGTTTTTTCGAACCCCACAAAATTTCTATTATGCATTTTAGCTGCTACAGCAGTTGTACCACTTCCCATAAATGGGTCCAAAATTATAGCACCTTCAGGAACAATTTTTATTAAATCCTCCATTAATGGAGTTGGTTTTCCAGTGAGATGAAATTTATCGGTTTGTTTTACTGTATATTGATAACAACCATCAAAAGGACCTGCATGTAGATTTCTTTTACATTTTCCCTTAGTTGCCCAAACTACATATTCGCACTGATGACGAAAATATCCTTTATGTGGTGCTCTTGCACATCTTCCTTTATCCCATGCTATAATACCTCTCCAAATTAATTCACCAATTTGAACAGCATCTGTAGTAGATGGAAGCTGTCTCCAGTCTGTAAACATTAAAAAATAACCTCCATCTTTTAAAACTCTATGACATTCACTAATCCATAGATTACACCAATGAAGCCAAGAACGTGTATCTTTACTATCTCCTACAAAATCTGGTCTATGCACCATAGTATTTGAACCCTGTTCATATTTTTTACTTGGTGGTAAAGCTTTTTCAGAAGCTGTTCTACCACCACTACAATAAGGCGGATCTGTAATAACTGCATCTATAGAATTAGATGGTAATTGTCTAAGATACTCTAAACTATCCCCTAATAAAATTTTGTTTAAAAAATCATTTAAATTGTTTGTCATTTTCTTATCTCCTTGTTCTATAAATTATTATGAATTATTTTAAAGTAAGTTAATTTATTTTTCTTTATTGGATCTGATAGTTGTTTTTTGTTTAGCATATTGAGCTAAATTATTTTTTAATTTAGTTGGAACGGGAATACCACAATTTGTAGCATTTTCTAATATGCTTATGCTCTCGTTTGCGATGTAAAACATTATGGCGATATCTCGCGTGATAGTTCCTTGATTGAAAACAATATCTGCTGTATGTGCCACCATAATAATAATTACGATAACAGCTTTTTTTGCTAATCCTCGCCAGCCTTTTCTGCTATCTAATTTTTTGCTTGGATTTATCCATGCGGATAAAAGACCTGTTATATAATCTAATACCATTAGTAGCAAAATAGCTTCCCACAAGTTTGACCAACTGCCGAATAAATGACTACATATAGTCCCCACTGTAGCGAAACACGCTCCCCATTCAATTTCCATTCGAACAGGTATAATAGTTCTAATAAATGCCACAATATCTGTTAAAAATTCCTGCATCTAATCACCTACCTTAAAAACTAATATTATATATAAACGGACCTACTAAAGTAGCTCCAATATCACCTCTGTCAAAATTATCATCTACATATTTTTCCTTTACATATGCTAATGCAAGTACAGTAGCAAAAGATTCTAATTTACTAAAGCCTGCATTACGTTCTAATTGATCTGTAAGTATATATCCAACACCAGCATGAGCAAACTTATCCACGCCAATATTATCTTGAATATTATGGACTGGATTAGCACTTGCTGTTGCTGTAGATAAAAAAAAGGCACAACACAACAATGCTAATAATAATTTATGCATTATCTACACCTTCTTTATTTTTTAAGTTAGAAATTATTTTTTCTTGTATACATTTAGGGCATTTAGGATTAGTACATTTACCATTATCATCTAATTTTTTTGCACACAAACTACAGCATTTTACCATTCTTCAACTACCTCTTTCATTTCATTATTGGCATTAGACATAAGTTCTTGATATTCTTGTTTTAACTCTTCTTGTAATTCAATATCATTATTAAGCAAAGCTATTATCATTGCATCTTTCAATTCTTTTGTTTGTAATTCTACAGAATTAGATATTGTATTTACTTCAGCAATTTGTTTTTCTTGCTGTGTTGGTTCTGGCATAACATATATTTTAGGTTTTCCTGTTTCCATATCTCGTACATAAGTATTTGTACCATCACCATTTACATACAAATCATAATCAGAAGCAGAAATTATATCTACAACAGAGAGCTCTTCCTCTGTCATTTTTTTTACTTTCTGTTTAAGCTCTGTTATATATTCTTTGTTATTTTTTTCTATGTCTTTTGTATTTGCAAACGTCCTAACAGACGGTGTCCCATCTATTAAAAAACCCATACAATAATATTTTACATTTGTAGCCATACGTATTCTCTCCTTTTAAAATATATTTGTTAATTTATAAAATTTTTATCAATGAGGTGATATAATGCGTAAACCAAATGGATATGGTAGCATTAAAAAATTAAGTGGTAAAAGGCGGAGACCTTACGTTTTTCTCATCTCTGCCGAAGGTAAGCAAAAACCACTGGCATATTTTGCTACACAGACGGAAGCAGAAATCTATGCAGCAGATTATAACAAAAAACATAATAACAAAATCCTTTCAGGTCATGAATTTACTTTTGCAGAATTATATTATCGCTGGTTGCCATTCCACATAGATAAATACCAACCTAGCAAAAGTACTATAAATAGCTATCGCAATTCTTATAAACATTGTTTACAATTACAGGAAATGCCTTTAAAGAACATTAAATATTATCATCTACAAGCCATAATAGATGATACTAAAAGAAAAGGACTTTCCTACAGTTCATGTAAGAAAATCCGTTCTTTAATTAGCCTTATGTTTAAATACGGCATAATAATGGAATATTGCAATAAGAACTATGCCAATCTATTAAACTTAGGCAAAAACAAAGCTGTACGCCCTCACAAGCCATTTACAAGACAAAAGATAAATAAACTATGGGCTAATCTAAATATTGATGGTGTAGATACCATTCTAATATTAATTTATACAGGAATGAGAGTCGGTGAACTTTTAAACTTAACCAAAGATAATGTTTATATTAGGCAAAAATATATAAAAATAACTAAATCTAAGACTGAATCTGGACTAAGATGCATTCCAATCCATGAAAAAATATTTCCGCTTATAACTAAAAGAATTAATATGCCTGGTAAACATCTAGTTAGTGATAATAACGGAAACCCTTATAATTACAGTAAATATCGTACTTTATGGAATAGATTAATGAAAATAATTAATGCAAAACATAGTACCCATGATTGTCGACACACCTGCGCAACTTTATTAGATAATGCAGAGGCAAACGAAAATGCCAAACGAAGAATACTCGGTCATGCAACAGGAGATGTTACAGATACTGTATATACTCACAAAAATTTAAAACAGCTAAGAAAGGCTATAAATAAGATAAAATAATTTGTTACTAATAAGATACTTTTATTTTTTATAACATCAGTAAAAACAAGGTTCTGTATATATTTATTAGTGTTACTATTGTTACCTATAAAAACAATAAAAATAACATATTTTTAAACTTAAAAACCGTTGCAAAAGCTATCCAGCCTTTAATTGCAACGGTTCATTCTTTCTGTTTGTTTTCATAAATATTTTTAGATTTTATAATTATTTTTATATTAAACAGTTCATTTATTTTGCTATATGTCTTATCAAGTATACATCAATCTTTTAATAATACAG